TCAGTCATCAAAAGCACCTTTCATTTTATACAAAACATCCATAACTTTTTCTGAGCTTTTGTCGGCAGCATCGGAAATGATTTCTCCAACCTTAGCTCCCATCTCACTGAACTTGTCACCAGCGTAATAGCCGCCGGCTACTGCTCCACCTATGCCAACTACAGCAATAACAGGAGCTGATAGCACAACGCCAAAGGCGATAGCGACACCACTAGCCGCCCCAATAGCGATAGACCCCCCAACTTCAGCTCCCCAGATCCCTCCACCGACGGCTCCACTAAAGCGCCCAATTTCACGCGCAGTAGTTTTTTGGCATTGAGTACCTTCGGTACATGCGTGATGAATCTTGGTTAAGCCTGTCGCTGCGTCCAGCCCGATACTGACATATCCAATCCGGTTTGCGCCTGCAACGAACTTACTCATATGGGCAATTCGTTCTCCAAGTGCTGGGACTTCTCCATGGCGTGAGACAGTTCGCCAGTTATGCAGTACCGATTTTGTGGATAGACCGAGTCGCTTCTTGAGGGTGCTGTAATCCGAAATACTGATTCCAGACACGGCTAGTTTTGACAAATGTCCATCCAGCTTGCTGAATAGCATTTGTCTTTGCAGGTAAAATTCTGGGGGGAAAGGTTTCCCTTTGCTGCTGCTGACGTGAGCAACATAAAGGGTATTGAGCTCTTTGAGTACATTTTGCACTTGCTCCAATTTCTTGGAAGCTGCAGTGCTTATTGCTCCGAATGTTGCCGATGTAGTGCTTAGGTCATGGGCCGCCACCCAGTCAAAGACGTCAAAATGTTGTTTGAGTGTTGAGGCCTCTTCTGGGGTTAATTTCTGGAGCGCCCCACTTGCTGCTTTCGCTTGTGTCTCAAGCAGGATCAGCCTGTCTTTTTCTGCCAATGTTTGAGGGTTGTTGGCCAGAATCACAATCTCGCCTGGCAACACCATGTCTTGCAGGTGTTCGTTATTGCGTTCAAACATCGATTGCTGCTGAAAGTTGGCCTCTGGGCCGTACAACTTCTTGTAGATCGCTTCCTTGCTCTGGTGGAATTCGTTCCAGTAGTACCCCACGTCAAAGACTTCTATCTCCGGGCCTTGGGTTGCCGGCATCAGTTTGCTCAGGGTGGGCTCGTGTTCTGGAGTAGGTTGTGGCCGATAGGGGGCAGAGCCAAACCCGCTGGATGGGGTTTGCTTGGCCTCATAGGCTTCCTCGACTGTGCGACGGAACTCGTCAGAGCCGGTGACCTGCAGTTTGCCGTCTACCATTTTCACGCAGCTATCGCGATCCCCAGCTCGGCCCACCATGACTCGGCTACCGTCTCTGGCGCTGCCGCGCTCCGGGCCTTGTATCCTGGTGAACTCGTCGAGATTCAGCTCGCTGATGTTTTTGGCCGCCATGAATTCCCCCGATATTTGTCTACTCTTTTTGTGAGCGGGCAGTCTGCCACAGGTTCGGATGAGAACAAAATTCAAGGAGGCCAATTACAGGGGATGAGACGGCGCAGGTATGATGCTGCGCTGTTCGGTGATGTCCAGTTCATGCGGCGCCATTCCCTGGCCATTGTCTTGGTCATTCCTACAGCAGAAACCCCAGTCATTGCTGGGGTGTCGTCTTTGTATCGGGCTCCCATGCATTAGCATTTGAGATCCTGACCGCTTCACTCGTGAAATTTTGGATCCTTGTCAAAATTGCCCGCCAAGCCTTGCCGCATAAGGCTTGCCCGCTTTCCCCTTGTGGTCGCACCAGATCCACCGCGCCGACTCAGATCCTCACGAAAAGTAATCGCTATCTGTTTATTCTCAATGGCTTACGCTTTTCGCGCTGGCGGATTGGTGTGATCAAACCTCCCCAAAACGATCATCGAGTGACGTTTTGTGAAATTCTGGATCCCCCCATGAACCCTGCCACGGCGCGGGCTAGACGATGTATTTGCACCATTTTATTTGTGCAAAAAACGCCACATATTTAGCCCGAAGGTGGGGGGAGGAGTGCGGATTCCGTGAGCGGCGTGTTTCCTCCGTCGCCACTGGGCTGCAGGGCAGGGGGCTGGCCACAAAAAAGCGACGCTGGTGCGTCGCTGTCGTGTGCTGGGTGATAGTTGGCGGGTTACTGGCCGGCGCCCCATCCCATCTTTTTGAATGCCTTGGCGGCGATGGCCAGCAGTTCGTCGTTGTTGGCCTGGGGGAGCATGGGGCGGGCGGGAGTCTCTACCGTCCACCGGTTCTTCCTGGTCTCTCCAGTGGTGGTCTTGATCAGGATGGCTGCCCGGGTAACACTGACGTGTTCCCGTATCCACTTGAGGGAGGGTTTGCGGTAGCGGCGGCGAGCCCCCCGGTCTGACAGCACCTTGTACCCCAGCGCACGCAGACGCTGCGCCTGGCTGCGAGTGCAAGGGCTATCTGTTGGCTTGAACGGTTCCTTCTTCTTGCCTCGCTCTGACTTCCTCGGTTGTGCTGGCTTGGGCGGCGCTGCCGTGAATGGCTGTGACATCCCCTGGTGGTTCTGGTTGGCGATCATCCCCGCAAAGCGGGAGTCAAAGTCGATGATGGCCGCATCTTCGGTACCGCGAGAGCGCAGGCGCTTGGAGAGGCCCGTGAGCCGCTTGTGCTTGCGTTTGCTCTTGGTGGGTGCCCACTTTGTCCCATCAGGTGCTTTGCCTGCACGGATGCGTTGGCGGCTCACCTTGGCCACTTCACGACCTATCTGCTGGGTGATGCGCCGGCGTTTCGCCGGCGGCAGAGAGGCAGCGTCCAGGCGCTCCAGTAGGTGGCGCATAGTGCTTTGATTCAGAGTCAGCGAGATCATGGGCGCATCCCTATTCGATGATGGGGGAAAGGCTGGCGGCCAATTTGCCGGCCTGTTTACTCTGGCTGTTAAAGGTGTCGGCCTGACCGGGTGGCAGGCTGCCAGGGTGGGTATGGCTGGCGGTGGTGGCGGCCAGCTGTTCCACCACCTCCATCAGCTGCAGCAGTAGCCGGAAGATATTGACGCCCTCGGTCCCCATCCACGAACGGGGCGCCTCGAGGTGCTGCAGTTCGGCAGTCACGCTGCGCCGCAGTTGGCCCACGACTTCGACCAGATCCCCGGCCGTGGTCTGGCTCAGGTTACCCAGGCAGCCCAGGATCAGGTCATCGCCGGCCAGCAGCTCGATGGCACCGAGCGCCTCGATGAGCTTGAACCCGCCCACCTCCTCGGTGCTGTGCTGCGCCACCTGCAGGCGGTGCTTACCATGTTCCCCCAGATAGTCGTTACTCTGATGGTGCATCTGCAGGGCGCGGTCATGCAGGCGCCGGTCGGTGTGGCGGGAGAAGTTGCCCACGGTATCGGTGCGGCTGACCACCTCGGCCCGTTGCTGCTGTAGCTGCTCGCCCGGGGCGATGTCCGGCAGGGGCCAGCCGGTACCCAGCACGGTGCGGATAAAGGGCCGGTCAGCCCGGCTAAAGGCGAACCCCAGTTCAACCAGCGTCCCCTCGATGGGGAATTGCATCAGCCCCTGCTCCGGCCCGCCGAACATCAACGGCAACGGCACCGCCCGATAGAGCGGGGCAGCCTGGTCCGACTGGCCATCCTCACCCAGCAGTTGCACATCCACCGCATAGCGCGGGCGAAACGGATCATTGAGCTGACCAGCGGTCGCGCTATCGCTGATGGCTTCGACCCGTCCGAACTTGGGCAGGTGCATGTTGTCGGCCAGCTCCGGGAACTCCCCCTCTATCTTGCGCCGTTCCGGCGTTTTCACCGGTTTGCCAGGCGTTGCCGTGGTCAGGGTCATCTGGTCGCCCTTAAGGCGCACCCGCATCACCCGCTTGCCGTTGACGATAGCGCCTGGACGCATGGTCGGGATCGGCGCCGTGGTCAGCGTGTTGCCCGCTTGATGGCTCGAAAACGCCGGATCCAGTGCTACTGCACGCTCAGGCCAGCGGCTATGGGCGTGGCTGCCCACGAAGATGGCGCCATCGGGTTGTTGATGCCAAATGAAGTCGGGGACCGAGAAGGCGCGACCGACATGATCGAGCAGCTGATAGCCGGTACCGGCGCTGGTGAAGTTGGGGATAGGCCGGTCGGTATAGTCAGCCCCATCAGGTAACAGGAAAGTAAGGCTAGTCTGGTCAGTCAGCCAGACCAGCAGGCGGCGCAGGGTGGCATGCTGAAGGCTGACTGGAAAGCGGCTGCCCAGTATCCCCGCCAGCTCGCGGCAGAGTAGCTTATTGTTTCCATTGGCGGCGGGTTGCACGTCATACACGTAACCGGTGAACCAGCGGTGCAACTGGTTGTTATAGCCGGTGTCCACGGTCAGGGTCTGCCCCTTCTCAGCCTGGCCTTCGATGGTGAGAGCGGCGCGGCCGCCGGCGTTGAGGTCCAGCACCATATCATGGTCGACCAGGTGGACAGGTTGACCCGCCAGGGTCAGGCGAGTGGACAGTTTCACGCTAAAATATCTCCTACCTTGCCATCAACCCATTTAAGGCCTTGTTCAAAGCGGTTCAGTTTGTCTTGTTCCGGTGCGTCGTTGCCCTTTACGGCGGTGGTGTTACTGGTCCCTTTTCCGACAGAGGCAGTCGTTTTTGGCAGGCGCTGTTCCCGCTTCTCGGGCACTGAGTTGTATTCGCGCAGGGTGAACTGCACCTGCCACGCCAGCAGCCCTTCCTGTTCGCTGGCTGTGATGCGCCCGGCGAACTTGGCCTGGCGCACCTTCACTGACTGGGCCAAGAGTGACCCCACCCGGTAGATATGGCGCTGGCCGCCCGCCCCCTTGGCGCCAGCCAGTTCAAACAGCCGGGTCAGGGTCTTTTCATCCTTGAAGGGCACGAGGCCCGAGATGTCGAGCTCTTTGGCCTTCTCGCCCTGCTCCGAGCTGCTGGTTGCGCTGGTCTGCCCGCTGTTGTCCTTGTCCTGAAACTGCATCGATGCGGACACCCGCATCGACTTCATCACGATAGGCTCACCGTCTAGGGTGAGCATGGCGGTCCGGCTCATGGGGTGAACTCCTGCCAGAAGGTAAGGGGGGAGGGGGAGACCAGCAGGGCGCCGACCGTCAGGGTATGACGATGGTCGGGTGGGGTGGACTCGGCCAGCTGGGCCGCCAGGGTGTCCACGTTGGCCTGGCCTGACCAGGTCCACAGCCGGTCGGTCAGGGTCGACACCTGCTGATAGTCGCTCGCCAGCTGGTTCAGGTGGCGCGCCCGTTTGCCCGCCAGTGCGCGCAGCTTGTCGATGGGGGAGTGGGCATCGCGGGCCAGGCTCTCGCACTGGGCCAGCGTGGCGCCCACGACCGCATCCGCGTCCCGCAGCGGGTTCCAGCACAAGGGCTGCTCTGCCGACCAGTGCGGCGTGATCGGGGCTCGTGGCTGGTGCATCACCTCGTTACTGGCCTGCAACCGGCGCAGGGCGGCGCACCACTCTGGCAGCGGCAACTGGCGGCAAATGACCGTCAGCTGCTCGGCCAGTTGGGCGGCACTGCTGGCGGTGACCAGCCAGGCCAGTGCATGGCACTCCCCTTGCGGGCGCAGCCGGTCGGGCTGGTCTGCCAGTTTCTGCGCCAGCCTGGCCACTGCATTGGGGGCGGACAAGGCCACCTGGCCCCCTTGGGTCAGGCCGACCTGGTGTTGATATGGGGTGACCGTCAGCAGCTGCCCCTGTGGCAGGGCCGCCCGCCACTGGTCGCGCTGTCCAGCCAGGCCGGCAACTGCCCGGTGAGCTCCCCCAGCGGCGTGGCAATGGCCGAGGCAGCTTGTGGCCAAGTGAGCGGGGCCGAGTGCCAGCTCACGCCATGGTCTCCTCTGTCTCGCCAGCGTTTTCTGCAGGAGGCTCAACCACCACCGGCGCCGGGTTGGTCCACTGGCCATCGGCAGCACATCAGCGGGGCAGGGCTTGAACTGCTTGGCCAGGGCCGGCACATGCACGTCCACCGGCTTGAGGTTCAGGCCGCCATCGTTCCACACTTCGACGGCAACGCCGCCCACCACTCTTGTGTAATGGTTCATTATCCAATCCTCTCTACGATTACCGCGCCAACACCGCCTCGACCCTGACCACCGCCGCCGCCGCCGACATAGGCCTTAACAGAGGGGGACTGGCCTGCGCCACATCCCCCACCGCCAAAACCTGCGGATTGGGAGTACCAACCGGATGAAATTTCGGCGCCATAACCATATTCATTTGGCAATAGCCCCAGACCCCAGCCATCCACCAGGTTACGGCCGCCAGAATTGGCTCGCGCATCCGTACTAAACCCACCACCTGAGGGGGAGGCGCCTGGGAATCCTGGGCGACCATCGCCAAAGCGATGTGCCGCACCACCTCCTGACCGGTCCTGTCCAGGGCCTCCCCGGGTGCGTGTCGTGCCAGCTTGGCCGATACCGCCAAGCGCCTGCCCATTTTCTCCACCCAGTCCACCCGTGGCGGACACGAGCGAGCCGAACGATGACGTGCCACCGGGTAGGCCTGCATCCTGGCCAACAGCGCCAGCCACCCCTACCGTGTAGGCGTAAACCTTTTTTTCGGTGACTGTAATTTCAGCCTCGTCGTATCCGCCGCCAGCCCCGCCGTAGTAGTAGGTACCCACGGCGCTGTTGCGGCCGCCACCACCGCCACCGACCACGGCGACACGGTACACCCCCGGTTCCAGTGTGAGCTGGCGAGTACCCGGGGCGATGTCAAACAGCACAATGCTCTGCTTCAAACGGGGTAGCGGTGGCCAGAGAGGGCCACACCATTACCAAGTGGGGTCATGACACCCTCCATTGATGATCGATGTTGATGAATAGAAACTCGCGGCCCGCCTCAATCAGGTTGAGCTGGGTGTCGGTACCGTGCGGGGCGATGATGGGGCGGCTGTGCGCCACCACACACTGGCCGGCATAGAGGTTGACGCCGTGATCAACCAGCACCCGCACCTGGGTGCCGGGCGGCAGGGCCTCATCCAGGGTCAGGGTTGCGTGCGCCATAAAGCGGTACTGGCCGCCCCGGCGGGCCAGGGTGTCCTGGCTCACCGTTTGCCCCCGCCACAATTTGTCGAGTTCGGCCGCGATGTAGTCGGTGAAATCAAACTGCCAGGTCTCGGGCGTCACCGTCACATCCAGCGACTACACCCCGGGGCACCCCGAGCCGTTTGGCAAGCGCGAGGTGTGGCTGGGCTATGACCCGAGTCGGACCCGCGATAACGCCACTCTGGTAGTGGTCGCCCCGCCGCTGTTCCCGGGCGAAAAGTTCCGGGTGCTGGAGAAGCATTTCTGGCGCGGGATGAACTTTCGCTACCAGGCGGACGAGATTGAGAAGATCGCCAAGAAATTCCGGGTCACCTATCTGGGGATCGACGTCTCCGGGGTGGGCAGCGGGGTCTATGACCTGCTGCAGCCCGTGTTCAAGTCAACCATCACCCCCATTAACTACAACGTGGAAAGCAAGGCCCGGCTGGTACTCAAGATGGTGGATGTGGTCGAGTCAGACCGCATCGAGTGGGATCAGGAAGACATCGAGATCCCGCTGGCCTTCATGAGCATCAAGCGCAGTACCACCGGTGGCGGCCAGCTGACGTTCAGGGCCTCACGCAGCAGTGAGACCGGACACGCCGACGTGTTCTTTGCCATCGCCCACGCGGTGGACAACGAACCGCTCGACACATCGCGCCGCCGCAAATCCACCTGGGCCATCAGCAAACGAGGAAAACATGAGCCGCAAACAGCGCTTTCATCCGCGGGCCAAGCGGTCCACCCCCGATACAACCGGCAGCCGGCCGACGGTCAGTTTTTCCATGGCCGAGCCCATCGACCCCACTGCCTGGATGACCGATTACACGGACGTGTTCTACAGCCCCTGGGGCGAGTATTACCTGCCGCCTATCGACCGGCAGGGACTGGCCAAGGTCGCCCGCGCCAATGCGCACCATGGCGCCATCCTGATGGCGCGGCGCAACATGGTATCGGGCCGTTTTATCAGCAGCGAGGGCGTGCCCCGGGAGGTGATCACCGCCTTTGTGCATAACCTGCTGCAGTTCGGGGACGCGGCCCTGCTGAAATTGCGAAACGGGTTTGGCCAGGTGGTGGGGCTCTACCCCCTGTCGAGCCTTTACCTGCGCCGCTGTCAGGATGGCAATTTCCTGATGCTGCAGCGGGACGGCAGTTACAAGCGCTACCTGGCGGCCGACATCATCTGGCTGGCCCAGTACGACCCGGTGCAGCAGGTGTATGGTCAGCCCGATTACCTGGGGGGCCTGCAGTCTGCCTTGCTCAACCAGGACGCCACCATGTTCCGGCGCAAATACTTCCTCAACGGGGCGCACATGGGGTTCATCTTCTATGCCACTGACCCGAACATGGATGATGACCAGGAAGCGGAGATGAAGGAGATGATCGCAAGCTCCAAGGGGGTCGGGAACTTTCGCTCGATGTTCGTCAACATCCCGGGCGGCAAGCCCGATGGCATCAAGCTGATCCCGGTGGGGGACATCGCGACCAAGGACGAGTTTGCGGCCATCAAGGCGATCACCGCCCAGGATGTGCTGACGGCGCACCGGTTTCCGGCCGCGCTCGCTGGCATCATCCCGTCCAATGGTGGCGGGGGCCTCGGCAACCCGGAGCAGTACGACCGGACCTATGCCCGCAACGAAACGCTCCCGATGTGCGAGCTTATCCAGGATGCGATCAATGGCGCCAATCTGCCTCGCCGGCTGCAGGTGGATTTCAATCGGTCGCTGGAGGCCGGTGTTACTGTATAGAGATCCAGCTTAGGGTATAATCGAGCGGTTTTTATCGACGGTATCAGGGGGGATTTATGCGGGTATTTTGTCGGGAATGTGGGGAGCTGGGGCGCATCACCAAGACGCACCGTCTGAGCCGAGATACCGCCGATCTGTATTGTCAGTGCACGGATGCGGAATGCGGGCACAGCTGGGTGTCGCAGGTGTCATACAGCCACCCATTGAGCCCATCGGGGCGCACGACCAGCCAACTGGCCTTGAGTCTTATCAACTCGCTTAGCCAAGAGGGGCGACAGGCCCTGCAGAGGGAACTCAATCTGTGACAATGAGAAAGGGGCGCATGATGCGCCCCTTTCTTTTGTATCTGTGAGGGCTTGGTGTTCAGCATTCCATATGCACACTGTGAACGAACGAAAGATTTCTGATGTGTCATTTACAACCAACCTATGGGGGTATATAGTCCTTTATACCACCCATATAGAATGGGTCTAAGGTGGGGTATATAGATATGGAACATTCAATGGCGTTCAATGCAGGCAGCTTTTCAGATATCTCGGACACTGAACTGGGTCAACAGTTGTGGGCATTTTTAGGCGAGCATGATTCGACTATTCGTATGGAGACTGCATCCTATTTGTCCAGACCAGCCTTAGAGCCACTCCAGCCGTTTCTGATCGAGCGTTTTGGTGATGATGTTAAAACCGATCGGGTGAAGCAGATGATTGGTCGAATGGTGCGTCAGAAGATGGAAGCGAGAGGTTACGCACTCGATCAGATGGGAGTCAAAGTACGTACTGATAACTTGTTCGGAACAGCTGCCAGATACAAGAAGCGTTAATGGGATAAGGAGCCGGCGGGCTTTGAGTCGTATCAACTTGCTGAGTGATAGGTCCTGCCATGGGGCTTCAAACCCAGGGCAATGAGAAGAAAGGGGCGCACGATGCGCTCCTTTTGCTTTTGTGCCCATCAACTGCGCGCTTCGCTTGCTGGCCAGCAAAAGAGGGCGACAGACTGCGCTAGTCACCTCTCTTTTGCCGGCGCGATCTATGGCCAAGCTCCGAGCAGTAATACGGGGGAATTCAATCCTCACATGCTCAACTCAGCCACGGTGCGGGGGTGTTGTGGCGCAGATTCAAAATCGTCCTCTAAGATTGAACAGTAACCAGACAAGTCCGTAGATAGCTTGATACCGATGAATCCAATTATCGGCGTTGCTCACGGCTCCCTCGTTGAAGTTTTTTAGGTTTTCAACATGACTAGAAACCATGCCATAGCTCTGCTTGCTGCATTGATTGATGCAGAAAGAGCAACAGAGAAGACGACGCACATCAGCCTGAACTTTCAAGATAACAAGCTAGCGATGCTGGCACATCCGATGCAGTTCGCTGCTGATGGTGAGACATTGGTCTCATCACATCTAGTAATCGAGGTGAACCACAAACAACAAGTTGATGGGCGCGTGTCCACTGGGGATCATGAGATTCCGGCGAGAGCTGCTGATAGTGTTCGTGTAGCTCAAGCACTACTTGATGACCTTGAAGAAAATCTGACTGGGTCGCTGTTTGCCTAGTCCAATGCCGAAAGTTTAATCAAGGGGCCTCCGGCCCCTTTGTCTTACCCCTAAGCCTGACCTCTCATAATGTGTTTTATGGTAACCAACGACTCTATTTGTTTCCCTCTTATCTTGTTCAGTTATGCCAGTAGACAATCGGCAACGAATGCCACAGTGTCGCCGCCACCTAGTGTCATGGCATCGGCTTTGTTCATCAGGTGAGTGAGCATCACCTCTCGATGCTCTGGACGAACGTTGGCCATGCATGTCTTGGTTGTCTCGGCAATGAGGTGGTGCACATCTGGTTTGCGTGCCGGAGAGCACTGACCATCAGCCGGCGCCCTGAAGAACTCGGCATTGTTGAGCGCCTCCTGGCGGCGTTCGACTGGTGGCAGTGGCCACGTCCGCAGATCGACGCTATCGCGCAGCCGGTCAAGCTGGACGCGGGCTGCCTCGGCGTCCCCGTCCCCCAGGACCTCCAGCAATGCCAGTGCATCCTCGGCACCGGCGGCCGTCATGCTGGCCAACCAGGCCGCTGGATCCCCGGACTCGGCTAGCAAGCCCCGCACATCCTTGAGCTCCGCCAGGCGTTTTGCTTCCAGGCGTCTGGCTTCGGCTGCAATTTGATACGGTGATGGCTCGTTTGGTGATTCGAACGGATGCCGTTCGGTCACTTTCAACTCACCATCCCGGATGCAAACTGACCGGTCCCCCGTCCTGACAATCAAGCCGTGTCGGACCATGGCCACTTCTTCACCATCTAGCCCCAAATGGAATAGATTTATACCGCTCAATGGATCCTCTTTAGATCCTTCGAGATCGCCGCGTACAGTTGTTGCCAGAGCTCCAAGGGGGAAATCCCCTTCGCTTCGCTCGGTACCCACTAACTCGCTGCGCTCGCCCACAGACCAAAACCCGCTACTCTGAGCTTCGGTGGTACTCTGTGAACCACACTTGCGCAGCACCCATTCCCCCACACGGGTTTGCTGGATGAGGCCGTCAGCGGCCCGCACACCCACAAGCTTGGTTTGCGGTTCGCCGTACTGATTGGGTTCGGCAAAAGCGGTGCGGTGGATACTCAAGGGGCGTTCATCGCGCCGGCAGCAGGGGCCGCCCATGGCTTGGGTGAAGTTCTTCCAGTCCACCGCGTCGGCATAGCGCCGGCACTCTTCCATGATGGGGCTGGCCAGCGGGGCCACGACGATCCCCTTGGCCTCTTGCAGGCGGCCAGGTAGCCGGCGCAGCTCCCGCCAGATACCGACCGGCGGCCCTTTCAAGGGTTGGAACTGGCGCAGGCCCCAGAGCGAGGCCCATGCCCGCACTCGGCGGGCGCCTTCGGTAGCCGCGGTTTCGGCTTCCAGATCGCCTTCGTCACCGATCCGGTACCCGTCGATGTTCTTGGCGATGTATTTGACGATGTAGCCGACGGCGCCGCCCTTCTCCTTGTCCATTACCTTCCAGTCAAAGCGGGGCGTGATGTCGCTATAGGGCTTTTTGCTGTCCGGGTGGCGTTTGCGTTCCAGGTCGCCTTTGTCATGGCTCAGGGCATAGCGCTGCAAGATGCCGATAAGTCTGTGCTGGTGCTCGGGTTTGACCCAGATCAGCAGGTGCCAATGGGGTGTGCCGTCGTGGTGGGGTTCGACCACCCGAAAGCCGAAATAGTCGATAGGGTCGGCCACCAGGAATTCCCCCCGCTTGGCCAGGTTGCGATCGAGGGCAGCACGGCAGCGCTTCCACAGCTCGCTGATGTAGTGTTGCGAGTCGCGAGGGGATGAGCCGTCGTGCTTGGGGTTCTCTTCTGTGCTGTCTGGTCCGCCGGTTTGGGAGGCTCGTACCGTCTTCCAGGGGTGGAAGCGGCTCGGGGTCGTCCAGGTGAAGAACAGGCCCACATAACCCATTTCGTCAGCCACATCAGAGAAGCCGCGTGCCCGAACAATCAGCTCATGGCGGCGGTTCTCCGGGTTGGCGATGGAGGCTTTTACCGCATCTTCCAGGCTGATGATGATGTCGTCCTGGGCGTTATAGGCTTCCATGTCCTTGAGCCAAGATGCCGCCATACGCTGACGTTCGATAAAGGCCTGCAGGCCCTGACTGGACACGTAGGCAGATACCCCTTTGCGTACCTTGCCGAGCAGGATGGCGCAGTGCTCGCAATACTGGTCCCAGATCTTGCGCAGGCGCCTGGCCCACCACTTGGGATCGAGCCAGCGAATAAGGTGGTGATGGATGAAGTCGTCGCGGCTTGCGGCCGTTCTGAACCTGGGCAGGCGGGGCAGCATACCCCAGGCGGCCAGCGGTTGGCGGCAGGCATACCACAAGCGCAGCGGCGGCACCTGCTCAGCGCCAAAGTCAGTGATGGCATTACACAAGCGGGTGACCCGTTCGGCGTAGTTGACGGCCAGGCGCTCACGGCTCTCTTTGGTGCGCAGCGCTTCGAGCGGTTCGGGGATCACGTTTTGTACCTGGTGCAGGGTGGTGATGCGGCTTGATAGCCAGCGGTTGGCCTCCTTGCAGATGGGCACCCCCTTGAGCACGTCCGGGGCGCGACGGGAGCAGTAACCCACGAACAACTCGGCGATCAGATCTCCGGGCAGCTGCACCCCTGGCCCGCCGTTCTCACGCGGGATCGGCCGCTCCAGCAGGTCAAGCGCCCAGTCCAAGGCATAGGCGCCAGGGATGCCGACAAAATAGCTCTTGATGGCCTCTACCCGGGTATTGATATCGCCGCCGGCGAGCTCCCTACGCCGAGCGGCGGGGAGGCGGGATGCGTCGAGTGGGCAGAGTGAGACACGACGACAAGCCATGATACGACGCGCCATGGCTTTGGTGGATGCTGCCAGTTTCCAGGCAGCAGGCTGCCTGGGGGTTATGGGTTTAGCGTCGAACAGATCGGGGTGGAGCGACATTAGAACGGCAGGGGCTCGTCACAGCGCAGGTGGGCAAGATACCGCTCCTGGTGGGCGACAGTGTCTAACGCCTCGATACGGGCGCGGCGCTCCTCTCTGCATTCGAACAGAAGGCGGCACAGGGCGTATTTGGGCTCTGGCAGGCGGGCCTCTCGTAAGGTGAGGAGCTGGCGTTGGTACTGACGAAGGGTTGCCAGCTTCACCTTGGCGATGGCGGACAAGGTGGCAATGTCGGCCTCTACTTCTGCTTGCAGTGCTGAAAAGTCCGGGGTGTTCTCGGTCATCGGATCACCTCGCCCAGTCCATGCAGGGGGGCGCACTCTTTCCACCAGTCGCCGATTTCGGTAGCAAGTGGAGTTTCCCCCTGGCCGAGTGCCAGCCAATAAATGGAACGGATCGCCCCAAGGGCCAGCATCTCAGCAGCGTCAGTGCCATAGGTGGCGTTAGAGGCGCCGATGTAGTCGGCTCGGTAGCTCTGCCAGTGGAGCCACAGCCCGCTTTTCGGCTGGTCCGGCTCACCGGTTTCTGTGTATTCATCATCGCTGCTGTCATCATCCAGCAGCGCGTCTGCGTTGCTTGTGGCCACAAGCTGGATCTGAATGTGCTGCGGGCCAGACCATACGCTGCCCAGGCACACCCGATTGTCATCAGCTCGGGCGGCAAACATGTCGGCCAGCAACCCCTCGATGAGCTTGGGGGCCTGGCTGGCGATCTTGATTGGGTCACTCATACCTACCTCCTCAACGCTTTCTTACGGTCAGTTTGTTGTACCGTTCGTGGGTCATCAGCTGATAACCGCTGGCCCCACAGGGCCGAAACAGGCGGTATCGGTAGCCCACTGCAATGACATCCCCACACCCGGATTGCAGCCGGCGAGGACGTTGACAGGCCAGCACCACTGTCGCTTTTGCCTGTATCTGGGCCGGTATCCGGCCAATGCTCTTGAATCCTTCCATGTGCATCGCTCCAGGGGCTGCCGAAGCAGCCCCTTGTGGGATTAGTTGGGATGGGCCGGGCGTACTTGCTCGGGGATGATCAGAGAGCCTTTCATCAGCCATACGGCGTAATCAGATAGGCCGGGGGTATTGATGATGCGCAGCAGCAGGCCGCCGCCAATCTCGCGATAGCCCAGCTCGTAGTTCTTGAGGGTGGTGGGTGGGATATCCAGCTGTGCTGCGAATTTGGGACGACTTATCCCCAGAAATTCGCGCAGCTGGCGCAGGCGTTGGCGGGTACTGGCATTGAGGGCAGTCATAGACGGCATTTCGGTGGTGTGCATGGTCATGGTTAGGCTCCTTGATGGGCATTAAGGCGATTGATGTGACCAAACAGAGAAGCCCAGACCAGGGCGTTAGCGCGCTGGCTTAGGATCGTCAGGTCGTTTTCCGAGTAGCGGGCGGCATATGGGCCAGCAATACGGCTGTTCTGGATCTTGCGGTTGCGCAGCGCGCAGGGGATTGCTAGAGTTGCCATGTCGACTTCCCTTCCAAGAGTGGTTGATAGAGAGCCCCGTTAGGTGTTTGCGGCACCAGTGATCGGGGTTTTTTCTTGCCCGCAATTTGCGGTTTGTGGGTTGTTGACCAGTGTCATCAACAAGCCCTTGCTCTTCGCCAGCCGTTCGGCTGGTCCTGTTACCTCTGGTTTTTCTTCTGGTGGTGCTATCAAACCGGTGCGCCATTCTTCGAGGCTGACCGCGCCGTGAAACAGGTGTTGGTACCCAAGACGACGCATGGCCAGACAAAGGGCCTCGCGGTCGCGCTCCCCAAGTGGGAATTCAGGTCTTGCCAGCGAACTGGGTAACTCGGCTTCATTGCAGATGGCCCGACGTTGCGGCTGATTGAGTTCGCCCCAATACTTCGCAACCCTGCAATTGGCGTGGTAAAGCGCTTCACGCATTTCTGCCAGCGCCTTCTCGGCTGCACTTGCTCGTAAATTCATCTTTCCTTCTCCTCACATCGCCAGTGCCGCAAGGGGCGACACCACCTGAAATCGTTGTTCGACGTCATTGATCAGTAGTGCCACTGAGCCCATCGCGGCGGCGGCAATGCTCATGAAAGAACGGTGCTCATTGCTGGTGATACGGCCGCGTTCCGTGAGCTCCAGGGTGCGCTGGCCGATGCTCGCGATTTGGGAATTCAGGTTGATCACCTGATGTGTCAGAGATGGTGCTCGCTCCCCTTTTGGAATGGCGATGGCTGTCAGGCCACAGCAGAGCAGGGCACCATCAAACAAGGTTTCGTCTTGGGTGGCGTGGTAGAGGGAGATCAGTTCAGCCACTGTCAGCTCGTGTTCCTGTTCTGGGTTCAACTTGTTGCTCAAGGTTTGCGGGTGCTTCATGCCGATGGTTCGGCCGAGGTCTGCAACCTTCCCTTTGTTGTTATCCGCAAATAGCTGGCAGGCCTGGTGCCAGTTCCGATGTATGTCATGGCGTTCAACAAACATGACCAACTCCTTTTGACTCAATAATCTGGGTTCAGCTGGCAACCGTCATGGTCACGAAACGCTCGGCCTGATAGCGAGCCTGCATAAAGAGGGCATAGAGATTGACGCTGCGATGACCACGCTTGCCGTCTTGCAGGACAGGCAATTGGCCGCGATCGGCGCGCTTGCGGATTGTGTTGATCGCTACCCCCTGACGTTTGGCATAGTCCGCAAGGGATTCGCTTACGATTGCCTTGCCGGTCTCCCGGCTGAAGAAGGGGTAATCTGCAGGTAACTGACTGACATCACTGGGAATATGGATGCGTTTGGATTTAGAGGCCATTGTGGTACCCTCTGGTTGTTTGTGTGTTTTGTGGTGCCTTGTGGTAGTTGGTAGCTACCCATGACTTTGATGTTTGCATGGTTTTCTATGCGTGCAAACATCCATTGCATGGAATTCTATGCCTTGATAGCTGATAGATTAAAAAGTGAGCGAAAGCGATTGGGGCTCACTCAGGAATCGCTTGCGGAATTGGCAGGCATTAAGCGGATTACTCTGCAGTCTTGGGAAAGAGGACTTTCATCACCTCCAGCCATTGCTCTAAGCGCGCTTGGGTCTGTAGGAATGGATGTCTTGTTTGTTCTCACTGGTGAACGTCAGCAGACTGGGATTGGTGAGGCCGCCGTGCATCAGGCGGTACTGGATGCCGTCGATCTACTATCGCTTGAAGACAAGGTAAATGCGGCCCAGCTAGCCAAAGCGGTGGTAAAGCTCATTGCCAAGTCGGTACCGAATACTCAGCCAGTGGCGGGGCAGGTCATCAACACCAACAGCGGTGATGGCGCTCAGCAGAACTTTGTGCACTCCACCGTCGGCAGCGTAACCACCGGGGATGTGATCTTGGGTCGGGGTAAGAAGAAGACGTGACGCCGTCTCCAACCTCCCAACTCTCCCAGCCCTCCCAAGCCAGCAACGTGCACCAGATCTTCCAAGGTCCGGTCGAAAATGTTGCTGGCCGCGATGTCAACATCACCAACGAGTTGGGCTGTCGCCCGCTGACCAAGAGAGAGCGGAGCGCACTCAATGCGCTGGTTGAGCGGCTGATCAAGGAATTTGGCCAAGAACGATGGGAGCCCTGGCTGTTCCTGCACGAGACGATAGGCGTTAACGAGATCGGGGAGATGCGGCTTGAGCATCTGAAACCTGCCCAAGCCTTGCTCCAGTTGATGATTGAGGCCAAGGAGGCAGAGTCTGCGAATGCTGAATCTGCCGATTGGTACCAAGAGCACCTTTCCTCGGAACGTAAGTTACAAGAGCAGAGAGGGGTTCTTATCCAGCTTCGCTCCACCGTTGCCCAATGGGAGAAGATCGGGGCGTCACTGCGGCAGGAGCGGGATCAGTTAAAGCTGTCTCTGGATCGGCAACTCAATGTGACAAACCAACAGGGACGCGAGACCCAGAGTTTGGCTACCGAGGTCAAGCGCTTGCAACAACGGTTTGCCCGTGAAGCACAGGAACATCGACACGCTGATGCGGAGAACGAGAGGGCAGTTCGCCGGGCTGCGGGGTTGCAGCAGCAGATCGATAGCCTCGTTTGCCGGTAACTTACGGGCCGCACAAGAATTGATACAGGCTCAAGGTAAAGCCCAGCAGGCTCAGAAAGTGGTGCGTCGGCTGCGCGGTACCCTGCTCTGCAGCAGTATCTTGGCGGTGCTCGCTGTCGGAGCCATTAGCCTGCAGGCCAGGCAATTGGCAGATGACCTGGCTCAAGCCAAAGTATTAAGACCCGAATGCCAATATGGTGGTGCTCCCTATAGCTGGGGCACCCGACTTAAAACTCCCACAGGGATGCAGAAGTGTGTGAAGAGTCGCACTGGTCATTACCTGTGGCAGCCAGAACGATAATATTTGGAAACCGATGTAATGAAAAAGCTAACAGTAATAGCGCTGGCATTATCTATATCTTTGTTCGGCTGTGATAAAGATCCCAAAACAATGCAACTCCCCCACGATATGGCTACGTGGAAAACAGATAGTGAGTTTACCGGTGCTATTAAAAAGTTGACTGAAGATGAACGTAAGCTATTGCTAGGCTATATGGTCACAGCCGGTATATCCGAGACTTTTGGTGGGCGGGGTGTTCCAGATGGTCAAACAATAGGTGAAGCTATTGAGGCCCAGCGCACACTGATTGAAAGACAGGCTCGTGAAAAACAGGAAAAAATCACTCAACAAGAACTGGCACAACAAGCTAATGAAAACGCCCTTGCCAAGATGAACAATGCTGTTGATGCTGTACTGCTAACTTTCAAATTCAGTCCTGCGGATGTTGGCGCTAAGCGTTACACTGACAGTTTTGATATTGCCATCGGCTTTAGAAATAAGACTGACAAGAATATATCAGGTGTAAAAGGAGTTGTTACACTTAAAGATATGTTCGGAGAGCCTATCAAGATGGCTCGCTTATCCAATGACCAATCTATTCCAGCAAATGGAAAGTCACTATACCGAGGCAGCCTTGATTTCAATCATCTGGTGGATACTGATAAAAAATTACTTAGCATGGATGTTAAGAAAATGAAATTTGAATGGCACCCCGAGATTTACATTTTTGAAGACGGGTCAAAGCTCGAAAGTAAATTTTAAATAATTTTAAAAATGTGATTTTGGCTAATGACAGGGAATTGTGTATGTCCGATGAAAACAAAATCCGTGACACAGCAGATGCAGTAAAAGGGATTGTCGAGGCGCTTCCTGTATACCAAGATATCTTGCAACCTGCGGCAAAGGAGATTGGTACAGCACTCCAAACAGTTGCAAAAACAGTTCATATTGCCTTAGCACCAGTGAGTGCACTCGTATGGGGTTATGATCAGATCAAGGAATTTGTATCTACTCGGATAACTGAGAAGCTGAAAGATGTACCCCTTGAAAATATTATATCTCCAAAACTGCACGTAGCGGGTCCCGCGTTAGAATCATTGAAGTATACAGGCCATGACAAGTTTCTCAGAGAGATGTATGCAAATCTATTAGCGGCATCTATGAATATCGTTACTACAGAACAAGCACATCCAGCATTTGTTGAAATAATTAAACAGTTAACCCCAGATGAAGCTCGTATTCTAAAACTATTCAAACATCAATCAACCTTTCCTCTTGTCAATATTAGTAAAGAAGTCGCTGTACCTGATAACCCTAGGATAGGTTACGTGAATTTGATTAGTTTATAGGTATTAAAGCTGGCTGTGAGCAGCCAAGCGATACACCTATTTATCTTGATAATCTTTGTAGATTAGGATTAGCAGAAGTACCTTCTAGTTGTGAGATTCTTACACCAGAATTTTATAATGAGTTAGAGAGTTGTGATTATATCAATGCAATAATGTCATCATATCCTCCAGATTCAATTAAAGTAATAAGGGGTGGAGTTAAGCGCACAGAGCTCGGTCTTCGCTTCTGTCAGGTCTGTATTAGTCAAGATTTAATTTCTTCATAGATAATCGCCAAAGAAAAATGAGCATTAAATCTACCGATACAGGTTATCTAGTTGATATCCGCCCGCAAGGCCGTGACGGCAAGCGGATCCGCAAACGCTTCAAGACCAAGTCTGAGGCCCTCCAGTTCGAACGATGGGTGATCGCCACAGAGCATAACAAGGGCTGGGTGGATCGCCCTGCTGATAACCGGCCGCTATCAGAGCTCATCGAGTTATGGTGGCGTTACCACGGCCAAACCCTTAAAGCAGGGGAGGAGGTACGCAAGAAACTCCACAATATAGATGAAGCATTACGCCATCCGTTGGCAAGGCAGATGACCAGGGCGCTGTTCTCCGAGTATCGAGCACAGCGACTGCATGCTGGTCGTCAGCCCAAGACCGTCAACCGTGAGCAAGAGATGTTGGGCGGGGTGTTCTCGGTACTTATTGATCTCGGCCATTACCACCATGAGCACCCGCTCAAGGAGATGAAGAAGGTCAAGCTGGTTGAGCGGTCGATGGGTTACCTTACCCAGGAAGAGATCGGCGAAGTGCTGGCGACGCTATCAGGGGATAACCTGAAAGTGGTCAAGCTTTGCCTGGCTACAGGGGCACGGTGGAGCGAAGCGGCCAACCTGCGCCGTGAGCATGTGCTGGCCGGTCGGGTGACCTACATCAATACCAAGAACGGTAAGAACCGTACAGTGCCGATCTCTGGTGAACTGTTCAAAGAGATAACAATCGGGGTGAACCGGGGCCCGCTGTTCCGTGATCTCGACTATATGTTAGTGCGTGAGGTGATCAAGTCTGTAGCACCCGATTTGCCAGCAGGGCAGGCGGTGCACGTGTTTCGGCACACTTTTGCATCACATTTTATGATGTCCGGTGGCAACATCCTCGCACTGCAAAAAATTTTGGGCCATCACAACATCCAGCAGACGATGACTTATGCCCATTTTGCACCGGACTACCTGAGCGATGCTGTGCGCTTCAACCCGCTGGAAAATCCGTTACCTGCCGCATAA